CCATTTATGGGCAGTGGAACAACAGCAGTAGTATCTCAAGAAAACAATAGAAACTTTATAGGGTTTGAGATTTCGGAGAAATATGTTAATATGGCTAAAAAGAGATTAAGTCAAAGAACGCTTCTTCCTCTTGCAGAAAATTCAAAGGAGGACGGCATTCCTCCCACTAATAAATTAGTGGGTATCCTGCCTAAAAGATTATGAAAAATGGGTGAAAATATAGATCTATCAGAACTGTTAAAGTTAAATGTACGTACAGAAATTAGCGAATCACACACCTCGATTAATTCTAAACCTCAACCAAAACTAGCTGCCGAATCTAGTAAATTAGCTTCTGAAATACGTACAGTAACTTTAATGTTAACTGTAAAGATTAGTGTATACCCAAACGGAAACATGTTTGTAGGTAAATCTAAAGCATGGATAAACGAATGTAAATCTCAACCTAAAAAGAAGTCTAAAGAGAAAAAGGAAATAGCTGACTGTAAAGTTGAAAAAGAAGAGGTATACTAACCATGTCATATAAATATCATCTTAACACCATAGCTACACATAACGCATGGATGTACGATAAACTAATCTATGAACATCACATAACATCTAAATCGTTAAAGTTGATTGAGTTTGAAACTGGAGTACTTCGTGGCTATTTCGCACTTAAAGATAAAGATAAATATTTCCTTGACAAGAGTTGTATAAAATCTTTACCTATTAAAGTAAACTCATGTGAAGAGTTAGTGTATAAAGAAGATGTTATCACACATCCAACTTCATCTACACCATTCAGGATCGTACCAGAACAAGCCATACCAGATATAAGAACTATGATAAACGAGTTCTGTAACTTTGAACATACATGTAATGAACATTGGACATTACTTAAAATCGTTGCATTAATGGGCCAGATAGGTAGAATCTATGTATGTATTTCATCTAATCCAGAGTTCGGTAAAAGTTCAATCTTTGAAGTTATACATGGTTTAACTAACTTATGTACTGTGTTTAAACCTAGGTCAGTTCCTGGGGTACTTAACCAAATCAACGGTGTAGGTAACATTGTGTTTGACGATGTGTTAGAATCTAAGAAAGAAGTTCGAGAAATCATGGAAGAGTTTAACATGAAAGTTGCAGGAGGATCGTCAGTATATATCAACGGTGCAATGAAGTCAACTAACACAAAATCTAAATATCTTACCCCGAACCAATCCATAACGTACTTGTATAACAACATTGACTGTTATAATAACCCTGACAAGTATTTCGATAACGGGTTCTGGGATAACAAGAAAGCTATTGATACTAGGTTTCTTAAACTTAAATTTGATGGTGTACTGTTACAAAAGTTCGATAAAGATTTTGACATGAAAACTGAATCAGAATCTAACAGACAACATTATATAGATTTTGCTAAAACTGTGTTATGGTTACAAGAACTTAAATCTAAAAACGGATATAAACGTAGATATAAAGATACAAGTAAAGTTACACTAAAAGGTAGAAGGAAAGCCATCTATAACTCTATCTTGTGGTTGATCGACATGTACAGTATAAACCAGATAGAGTTTGACAGTTTGATTAAAGAGTTTAATGGTAGTATAAATGACTATGATAGTATGATGGGTGATGGTACAGTTGAAGTTCAAGAAGAATGGGTGGATAAAAGATGAGACTTAAAAATCCCAGAAGTAAAGGTTGGCGTGTAGCTAACAAATGTAAACTCAGTTTAGAGTTTGAAGGTTGGTTAGTTGGTGACGTTGAAAAAACTTCAAAGTTCGCTAAAGTTAGAGATCTGTTTGGATTGTTTGATAAGTGTTGTATTAAACCTGGTATTGTACTGTTCGTACAAATAACTTCAAATAAACAACATCCACATAAACGTTATCAAGTTTTCGTTGACCTGTACGGTTCAACTGACATCTGGGTTGAACAATGGGTATGGCAAGATTATTATGGATTTATTAAATACAAATATTATCCTGGATATAAAAAGCCAGTTAAAGAGAGGTTATACAAATGATATCGAATTTAAAGAAAGCGTTACATCACTATAAATATATAGACATAATCGGACACCAAGTTAAATGTTTAAAACAAACTATACTGAAACGTAAAAGTGAACTCCGGTCAGAGAAACTGTTATTAACTAAATCGTTGAAACGGTTAGATACTAAAGAGTTTTATAAGTTCGGTAAAGAGACAGGATATATTGAGGTTAGGAAATGACTAAACGAAAAGATAGTGAAACTTTTTTTTATTTTTTAATATTTTTTTTAGTTGTAACTATAATAGTTATATCAATTTATGGTGTGAGTAAAGTTTTTAATAAATTATCAGGTACTGATAAAGAAGTAATGATAGAAATAGCCGAACAGAATTGTAATGAACTTGATGCAGAATTAACCAGAATGAGTGATGCAGGATTTTATTACTGTGTTAATAAATATGGTGAAATTTATATGCAATTTACAGAACAAGAATTTGATAGAGGTTAAGAAATGAGTATTCTGTTTGAGGTAGATTTACGATAAGATGGAAATAAATAAAATATACAATATGGATTGTTTAGAAGGATTAAAAGATTGTCCAATTCCTAATTTAATTATAGCAGATCCACCATATGAATTTCAAAGTTCAGGGAAAGGAATAGTTGGAATGAGGGAGTTATATACAAAGATTGGGGAAAAAGAACTTAATAAATTTGATTTTAATAAGTTTATACCATCATTATTAGATTTACAACAAGATAAAGTAAATGCTTATTTCTTTTGTAATAAAGCATTAGTTCCATTATATTTAAATGAAGCAATCAAAAGAAAATTAAATTATGATATTCTAACACTTAATAAAAAAGCACCAATTCCATGTAAAAATTCATCGTATCTTGCTGAAATTGAATATGTTATTTTTTTAAGAAGCAAAGGTGCATATTGGAATGGTAAATTAGATTATAATTATTATTTTAAATCATTTTTTTGTTTTACAAATGGAGTAAGTAATGAACATCCCACTCAAAAACCAATAGAATTAATAAAAAGATACATTAGATTAAGTTCAAATTGTGGTGATTTAATTCTTGATCCATTCATGGGTTCTGGAACTACTGCAGTTGCTTGTAAACAATTAGAACGTGATTATATTGGTTTTGAACTTGAAAAGAAATATTATGATATTGCTATAAAAAGATTAAATCAATCTAATATGAATAATTGGTTTACTCAGAAATCGGTGGAACAATGAGAAAATGTCAATTACACGTTAAGAAAATTGAAATAGAAAATCCAGATAAAATTATGGAAATAGGACTAGAATGGAAATTTAATCCAAAAACAGGAGCATTATCAATAAGGATAAAAGAAACTCCACAAGTAAGTTTTGCATCTGGATATAAAAACATGAATATAGCTTATCGTGATTTTAATGATTGGATGTAGCGTAATATAGGTAAAAAATGATAAACAAAGAATTTTATGAGGAATTATTACAAAAAGGACATTTATCAGATTCAGGATTAAAACATTATATTTCAATATTAAAAGGAGAAGTAATAGATTATACTGAAAGGATTAAAGCAACACTCACAAATTCAAACAAAGGTGAGAAATAGAATGGACCCAGATTGTAGTAATTGTGGAACATCTTTTAGATGTGATAAATGTGGTATTCTTTTATGTAATTGTGAAAACCACAAATGTGAATCAAACAAAAATGATGGAAATTAATAAAGTTTATAATATGGATTGCCTAGAAGGTATGAAACAATTAGAAGATAATTCAATTGATTTAACTATAACTTCCCCACCTTATGACAATCTTAGGGATTACAAAGGTTATTCTTTTAATTTTAAAGCAATAGTAAAAGAATTATACAGAATTACTAAAAATGGAGGTATTATTGTTTGGATTGTTGGAGATGCTACAATAAATGGAAGTGAAACTGGAACTTCTTTTAAACAAGTATTATTCTTTAAAGAAATTGGTTTTAATTTACATGATACTATGATTTGGAACAAAGGTACATTTACAGCTGTTGGTTCATTAAAAAAAAGATATGCACCCGTATTTGAATATATGTTTATTATAAGTAAGGGAAATATAAAAACATTGAAGCGAATTAAAGATAGAAAGAATAAAAGTTTTAATAGAAAAAAACATGGAACTTTTAGACAAAAAGATGGTACAACAAAACAATTAAGTAATATCGGACAAGTTATACCACAATACGGTCAAAGATTTAATATTTGGAAATGTTTTGCTGAAAAAAGTAATTCTAAACGATTTCATCCTGCAATGTTTCCAGAACAATTAATAAAAGACCATGTTTTAAGTTGGAGTAATAAAAAGGATTTAGTTTTAGATATATTTAATGGTAGTGGAACAACTACAAAAATATCAAAGATGTTGGATAGAAACTTTATGGGATTTGAAATAAGTAAAGAATATTGTGATATAGCAAATAAAAGGTTAAATCAGAGTAATTTTAATGATACACTCACAGACCAACCCAAAAAGGAGGAATAGAATATGTATATAAAAAGAATATGGGCTATGCCAAATAAAAAGACATTTACAATTAAACCTATAAAAGAATTAATAGAGCTTTATAATTGTAAAAAAGGTTGGGGTAATGGAATAACATTAGATTTATTTCCATATCCATATAAAGAAGATGTATTAGATTTATTAAAAAAATATAATAATAATTCTGTTGAATTAGCTTTATTTGACCCCCCTTATAGTCCAAGACAACTTAAAGAATGTTATGAATCAAGAGGAGAAGTGTTACATGATACTAAATCATCTGTATGGTCTAAATGGAAAGATGAAACTGCAAGAGTAATTAAACCAAATGGTTTATGTATATCATTTGGATGGTCAAGTCAAGGTCTTGGTAAATGTAGAGGATTTGAAATCAAGGAGATACTTTTAGTACCACATGGAGGGAATCATAATGATACAATATGTGTAGTCGAAAAAAAGATACAAACAGAGTTATCAGAATTACAATGAAAGAAGACAACATAGAATATCATAGGGAGTTTTATAATAAACTCAATGAAACAGAACAATGGATCAGATTATCTGATGGATGCTTTAGAAATTGTTGGAATTGTTATTGTCCTACTGATAAATTATATTATGAAGTTCCAGAAATAAAGAGAAATAAAGTTGTGATCCTTGATATGAATTTCCTTTATGCACATATAAATCCTATTGAAACAATAGAATTATTAGGAAGAATTAAGGTTAATAAAAGAGTAGTCTATTATGATTTTCAATGTGGATTAGATTTCACTATAATAACAAAAGAGATTATATATGCTTTAAAGAAAAGTAGATTTGGAAGATTTAATAATAAAAGAAATTATGCAAATGGGCTTAGAATTGCATGGGATCGAAGTGTTGCAGAAAAAGATAAGTTTATTCAAGCAATTAACTGGATGAAAGAAGCAGGATACAAAAGAATTCAGATATTTATGCTTGTTAATGGAAAAGTAACTTTTGATGAATGTGTTGAAAAGTTAAAGATCCTAAAAGATTTAAGAATTGAAATAGGGGATTGTTGGTATGATAATCAAAGGAGAGGATCAGTTGAACCAGTTTATTGGACACATGATGAATGTGTATTGTTTGGTAAATTGTGTAGATCTCATAATGTTGCAATAACTCAAAGACAATATGAAGCTATGGATTATCTTTACTCACATAAATCCAACAAAACGAAAGGTGATAAATAATGGAAATAAATGAATTAAACGATTTTACAAAATATTATAAATTTAGTAGTCCTTTCAAAAAGGATGATAAGTTTAAGAATACTAATGAATTATCCCAGGAATTACCTAAAGGAAAATGGATTCTTACTGAAAAGATAGATGGAACTAATATAAGAATTATATTAACAAAATCAGATAATGAACATCCTAGATTAACTCTTATTGGTTCAAGAAAACTTATTTTAAACCAAAATGATAAATCATCTAAACAGTATATGGATTGTCTTAAAGAAGTTAATCTTAATAAGCTTAAAGAATACTTTAAAGATGTTGATTCAACAATTACTATTTATGGTGAAGGATATGGTGCAGGAGTTCAAAAAGGTGGTATATATTCTAAAGAAAAGAATTTTAGAGTATTTGATATAAGAATCGGAGAAGCATATCAAGATTTTAAATATGTTGAAAAGGTTTGTATTGATAATCAATTAAATATAGTTCCTATTTTTGGAGAAGTTGATATTATACAATATCAAGGTTGTTTAAATGATTTAAATGTTTTTACAGAAACTTTGATTAAAGATGGTGATGGTGGTAAACCTGAAGGACTTGTATATAAGTTTGAACCTGTATTATTGAATAAATACAAAGAACGATTAATATTCAAAGTTAAGTTCAAGGATTTCAATGAGTTATCCGAAATGCCAAAGGATGTGAATAAAGATGGAAGAAATTAAAAGAATAGTTTACGAATTTGTTGACAAAGGAGAAATAAAAGCTTCAGTAGGTTATCAATTAATACACAAGATAGAACAATGGGAATTATTATCCGACAAACCCACACAAACGAGAGAAATAAACCCATACCAACACGATTAAGAATTTAACCAAACGACGAGAGTGGGGTGGTGAATTATTTATTCGTGCTGATATGGGAAAAGGGATTATTATTTCTTCTTAGGTTTCTTTAGTGCATTAAAGATCTTATCTGCAAAGAATGCACCAACTGCAGCTATTTCTGCTGAATTGTTTACACCTATAGAATCTAATCCAAAGTATGCTACAGTTCCCATTAAACCAACTTTTAAAACAGTTGATATTAACTGTTTCCATTCGAATTGGGTTATCTTTTTATCTTCAAGAGCTTTTGAAGCCCAACCAAATACACTTCTTGCTACAGGTACACCTACAATTAAACCAAAATCTTTTTTTGTTTCTATCATATTATTTACCTCCATATACAACGTATGCTGTTAAAGCACTCATTAAAGCGAAAAATAAACCTACCAATTTCCAGAACGTGGTTTTTGAAGTGAACAAGTTACTACATTTTGGGAATTGGTCAGTTAAAGTTTCGTGCATGTTATCTATTTTTGTTATTAGATATATTATCATATCTTTCTGTGAAAAATCCATGTTTCCATTATTACGTTTAAACGCTTCAATTTCTTCTTTCATTTTGTTAAGGTTCATATACTATTTTATTTAAAGTTAAAATTTCATTTAATCTCGTTGCACGTTTTTGCATGACACAACCGTTATGTTCACCTATAGAAGCTTCAGGTAATTTAACTTTACATTCAAGTTCTTCTATACGTTGATACATTGGTTCTAAGTCATCTTTAGTTGCAAACACAGTTAACAAATAATCTATTAACGTGTCAAACTTTTCAAACAAGGTATATATTCCTACCAAGTATGAACTTAAACTGTGCATACCAATACCGCCACCGTTATAATTGTTAGTTACACCTGCAGTATCTTTTAACCAATCTGCTTCGTTACCTGACACGTAATCTGTAACTTCATCAAATTCATCTTGAAGTTCGCTATCTCTACATATTTCAGAATTTAAAAAACCTTCATGACAATTCACGTCAACGTCATCCATTGCAGATACACTTACTGTTAACAAAGTTAACATAATCCCATACATAATCCATTTCATTTTAGTTTATACCTCCCTGTGGAATTGAATCTCCACCATTCCTTTTTTCCGTAACAATATTTAGGATCGTTAAAGTAAGGGATGTTCATCTTAACTGACTCTTTTGGCCAATAACAACCATCAATCGGATACATTACATAGTTGTCTGCAAGATAAGTTACATAAGCATGATAACCACCTTGAACTTTGCCACAAGTACAAAATAATCTATAATCGGGTACACCTGCTTCAAGAGCTGTTAAATAGATAACTGTCATGAAACCGTCACAGTCATCTTTCTTAGTTTGTAAAATCTCGTCAACCATTGCCCAATATTCACTTTTACCATAAGTCTTTAAGTCTGGTATATATTTTAAATTGTTAGAATTTGACCAATATCTTAACACTCTACGTACAGTGTTATCGTGACTTGTAGAAGATTTACAAGATTTAGCTATTTTAATTATTTTAGTATTACCAGTTTGAAGAATGATCCAGTTTTGTAAATGGATACCTCTTCTGAATTTCGAATCTGTGATGTATGTAAAGAAAAAGTTTATCATGTTTTTCTTCTTAAAGAAAGAATATATCTCTTTAACATATTGATCTTTATAAGCTTTAATTTTATCTTGTAAACCGTTAGATATTTCAAAATGTGTTTTTGACATTTTATTCTACCTTATATTGTAAACTTAAACTGTCTATCTGGGTATTAGTATCATCAATTGAAACTTTAAGTTTTAGATTTTTACCTTTAGCTGAAGTTAAATCTATCTTTGACAAGTTAGCTATAGTTTGATAATTTATGCCACCGTCACCTGAAACCTCAACTGTAACTCCAGTTAAACTTTGACCGAACATAACTAAATAACATGCATTACAATCCGTATCTAAAACTTCAGTGTTACTTAACCAATTACCTGAACTTTGACCGGATTGTAACTTCAATACACTGTCAGTTATTTCTGTATCTGTATGTGTACCGCTATCTATATCAAACAAGAAGTTATAAGTGAACCTCATTTCGTACGGATTAGTTTGAGTTTTCTTAACTTTATTCTGGTTCTCAATCATGATCCGCATTATGTGATAGATACGTTGAGGTTCTTTTGATATTGTTATAGTTGTAGTTAAGTTACCACCGTTAAGATCAATTAGATGTTTATACTTGAAACATTGATAATAGGTAGGTGGTAAGTTATTATCAGGACTACTGATTCTCATACTTTCACCAGGTTGGACAGTTGAAAGAAGTACACTTTTAACTTCACCTGTGACTGGAGGATTCTGTAACTCATCTAACTTTGAATCTGCAATCTCTTTAGCTTGAACTGGATCTGTAATGTTAGAATCTTCAATGATCTCTTCACGGACACCTAAATTTGAATCTATACCGTAGTCTATATCATCTGACTCTGAGGTGTATATTAACTGGATCCCTTCTTGTTGGCCACCATAAAATATTACACGGTTTTTAATCTGTGACAAATCTTCAGCGAAGTCACCAACTTCTAAAAGGTTAAACGTGTGTACAATACCTTCAGTGTTATTCTTAACAGAATTAGTTTCAAAGTAATGGAAATCTAAGTTTGCATCTAAATATGAATCAAACCCTGCAGCTTTACACAGTTCAGTTACACAGTCCCAGAACGGTTTCTGGTACCAGTTTACAGTCAATGAAGTTGTTGTAACAGTAACGTTCGTATCAGTGAATGCACTATATTTAGATATGATATCTTTAAGTATAACTGAACATTCTGTATCTGTATACTGTTGAGTTACTGTAACGTCAATCAGTTTTACACCTTCACTTCTACCTGTAAGTTCAATCTTATTATTTTTGTATGATACCTTTTCAACTAAACCTCTGAACCTAAGAGTAGTTGCAGTAGTAGCATAATCAGAATAATATCTGAACGTCTCGTTACCTGTCCATATACCTGTATAAGTTTCTGATGGGTTATATATCACTACTTTGAATTTCCCGATAGAATCAGTTATACCATCTTCAAGTTCAACGTAATGTGCAAGTTGTGTTAAATCGTCAACTGTACTATCAGACCGTTCAATAGTTAAACTGTATTGTGCAAAGTTTGAAGGTGGTATCCAGATTATAGGTTTAATTGATTTAAGGTTCCGAACTGGCACTCATACCAACTCCTCTGAACATATATCACAACCTATACAACAAGCTCGGTAATACCATTCCGGTGTCCACCATTGCCATGAAGTTGACGTACAATTAAAGTCTGCCCAATAATATAACTCTGTAACTGAATATAACGATTTTTGATAATCCATAAGTTGCCATTCAGTCTTTGCAGTAGTATCATATATTTCAGTTTTATTCTGGTTATATATGTTAAGAATTTCTATCTTATTCAGTGACCTGTTATATATCATAACATCATCAAGACTGCCATTAAAATAGTTGTCTGGTTTTGCACTTGCACCAATAACAAAATCATCTATAGTTAATGGAACACCTGTTGTTACTACGGTTGCACCTGTATCTAAAACTCCATCAATGTACATTATTAAATTAGATGAATTGTGGTTAAAGTTTAAACCTACATGATGCCATTCGTTATCATCTAAACCACCATTAACACTCAAATAATAATTGTTACCTGTTTGATATACATACACCTTTCCACTTACAAAACTTACATAAGGTAAAGTTGAAGTGTCTCTAAACCCAAACATTAATCCATTTCTTTGAGATTTGAACCAGAACGAAAGTGTATCATTATAATCTAACAGATTTCCTACATCTACATAATTATCAATACCGTTAAATGAAAATGCGTTATTGATATAGCCACTATCTGTAAATGTAGCACCGTTATTAACTCCGTTTTTGTTGTTACCTGAATAGTCTTTAGTATCACTGTCAAACGTGTACCAAGCAAGTAAATCATTAGTTGTTTGATTAAATTTGGTTCTGTTATAAAGTTGAAAAATCTCTGAAGATGATAAAGTTTTGTTCCATATATGAACTTCATCTATTGTACCATTCCACCAATAATCACCAGATATTCCACTATCACCTAAAATAAGGGTGGTAGGTTGTAAAGTAGATAAATTTTGTCCACCTGTTATATTTTCCATTGATTTAAATATACCATTAAGGTATAACGAAAATGTTGTTCTGTTCCAAACTAATCCAAGATGTAACCATGTATTTACAGGACATTCACCTAACCTTGATATTTCCCATTCTGTCCTATTCCAATAAGTTACTTTTATTGAACTAGTTCGTGGAACACAATACAAATCTAATCTATCATTAAAACTTTCATATATGCTTAATACTGCTTGGTCAAGTACCGATGTTTCATTTATTTCACGATATACCCATGTTGTAAATGTTCCTGCATCAGAGTTCCATAGTGTTGTTGATAAATTAATATAATCATTTAATCCATCAAACGTGTATGCAGCTCCAACTTTACCTTCAAGTGTATAATTAGCACCAAACACAGCACCATCATTACTGTTACCAGATATGTCTCTAACATCAATATCCATAGGCATATCTAAAATTACTTTTTCGTATAAAGAAGCGATAGGTTTTGTGTTAGTATCGCTACTGAACGTGCTTACACAAGAATGGGATTCGTTTGAATAAAAGTAAAGGTTAGCGTTACTACCATAACCCGTATAAGTTAAATTGATTAAACCACGATTTATGTTTTGACCGTACGGTGTAACATTCTTTGAGTTAGGTGAACTTGGAATAAACTCTAAATATTGTATATGTGGAACGAACTCATAAAACCAGTCACTGTACCAGAACGTCATATTATACGTCTTGTTTATAGAATAGTTACTGTTATGTGCTTTAATAGCGTATGTCCTATTACCACCTGCATAATCATACTTGACACCAGTAACGTTCAATGTACCGTTTAAATATATTTCAATGTCAATAGGGATATTTACATAACCGCTACTATTCTGTAAAAAACCTTGAATTAAATCTGTGTCAAGTTCAACCGGGTTCCATTCATAAGTATAATTAACTAATATGTTTGATACGTTGATTATACCTTGGGTTTCTGAATAAAAAGTGAGTAAAGGATAACAGTATCCTAAAGGATCTGGTACACAAGTATCCATGAAATCGTTAAGAGGATTTTCTAATGAAGTTACATTAGAACTAACATTAAACGTTAATGTATAGTTCCAGTTTCTATTTCCACTAAGGATACCAACTTCTAACCAACCGTTAGTTACATAATCAGTTAAATTGGCCCTTGTTGTATAATTATAATCGTATATTTTCATATCACCTTGAAACTGTTCACTTAGTTCACTATTCTTTCTACCTAACGTATAAAATACAGGTAAAATTTGTTCAGTTCCCCAATTTAAGCTACTTACGTCATAAGAATTGGTACCAGTTTCAGTTGTAAATACAGTTACAAAATGTGTAGACGGATCGTAACTTATCACTATGTTTGTATATGTTGCAGAAAACGGTCTATCATACGTACCAAGAATGTCAATACCTGAAGTAGAACTAAATGTATATCTATCAGAAACCATGCTATTAATTAAAGTTTCATCCATGATTTTTATCATACTAACTGTTTCTCCAGGTCCCCATCCTGTCCTTGATGTATGAATATAAATTTGACTCATGGTATGATTATTTGTACGTAAATCGGGATAGTTTGTATTATTTAACCATGAAGCAGCAGTACCGTTATTAAGTCCATGTGTGTTAGGTGAACTTATAGAACCTACCCATAACGCACTCTCTTTTTCTACTACCCATGTCTGTGCAAGTGCTTGTTGACCACCAGAAATGTTTGCCCATATTGAACGATCAAGTTCACCTGCATTAAAATCGTCAATATAAGTTTCAGTTTCTATAGCTCGTACAGTATTGTTATGTCCTTTCAGTTTTAAACTTGCACCAGTTACGTTTGCACCTTTAGGTAACTTCAAATAGTCTACCATTAAACCGCCAGTAACCTCGTCCCAAGTTATATTTTTAGAATCTGAACTGTCATTAAACGTAGATAAATTTAGACTTGTATCTGTTGATATGACACTAATATCGTTACTTAATGTACGATTGACGTATACTTTAACTAACGAAGGTAAACTGTTATTAGATAAAATTCCTGTAAGATTTAATGTAGCATTAATTATTTCATCATATTGATGACCACGTATCCATATAGTTTTGTTAAGTTTACCTGTACTTACATAATTCAACTCTTTATACGTTTTACTTGTATTAAGTTCATCTTTCCTGAACCAAGATATGTTAAACATTACAGTTAAATTGTTCTGGTCACGAGTATAATTAATACCGTAACTAGGATGATTTATATCATATTCAACAGTACCGTTATAATGTGCAGTTATGTTAATCTTTGAACCTAACTCTACATCAATGTTACGTGTAAAGTTACTTAAACTTAACCGGATCTCGGTTGAAGGATCAAACAATCTTACACTGAACGTAACGTCATCTAAAGGGATATCGTATTGAACTGCAAATGAATCTGAACCGTAAGGATAACCTACCCAGGCCCATCTATAACCACTATCAAACTTAACTTTCATATCTAACCCAAAGCTAACTTCAGTATCAAACACTTTCCGTTTAGGTCCTGTACCTGTAAGGTCATCAACTGAATATCTATAAAAGTAGCCACTACCGTTAAGGATTCGAACTTTATGTGAAATCGGGAACAGTTCAATGTCATCTATGTTACCGTTGAATGTATACGTGTCAATGAGTATAGGTCCACGCATATATTTCGTGTATCGTTCAATCAAGATACTACCATTAGTTTGGTTATAATATGTGTTAACGTAAGATTCAGAAGTTTTCCTGTACATGATTGAAGTACCGTCAAATATTCTGTTATATTCTCTACCTGATACAATCCAACGATTGTTATCGTTCTTAACATAAAATGTAGTTTTATCTGTATCTACACGTATACGTAAATCATTTTTAAGTGTAACGTACACTACACCAGATAAAAGAATAGTTAAAATTAGAAATCCGATAGTTACCTTTTTTTTTATTGCCATACTTAAACAAGATCTTCTCCTTTAATGAACGTGAACTTAACGTCATAACCTATTTCTCCATCATTCGCAGGTTCATATCCATCCAAATTATTTTTTCTAATAAGTATCTTTTCCATGTTACCTGTAATCTCATCACCTTCATAATTTAAAGTCATTTGTCCACCAAACTTAAATGCAGATATTAAATCATCTCTTTTCTTACTTGCAGTAGAAGTGTTATCATTAACTAGATGTCCATCAATATTAAACCGTTGTTCAAGTCTTAACAAATCTAAGATTTTAGTAATTTCTGGTCCACTACCATCTTGGTTCTGTGGTGTAGTAACATAAGTTATGTTAGTTAAAACTTTATTTAAAACTGTTTCATCTACTGTAACACATATATTGATTGAAAGAGAACCTTTTGTTATTGTTATATTTGTCCATTCATTTGCCATCTTATCCACCACCTACTGGACTAATTCTTCGAAGATCATCAACTAAAGTTTTATTATTTTCATCTAACATTTTTTCTACTTCTTCTTTAAATGAACCACTTACTGTTAGATTTTGGGTTATATTAATATTATTCCCTTGTCCAGTAATATTGCTAGGTAATTTAAATGGAACATAAGGACTTGTTATATTTGTACTATCATCAGAAACTTGACCACTAGAATTACCAGGTAATTTATCTAAATATTCTTGACCTTTTCCACCACCAAACTCATCTGCAAAAACACCGAAATTCTCAAAAAGAAATTTTCTAATATCTCCAGATTCACGTAAATCCATTTTCATATTATTTTTAATCTCTGCAGCTTTACCTTCAATAGATGCTAATAAAGTATCTAATTCTCCAGCAGAGTCTCTAAATGGTTGGCCAATTGCACCAGGTATCTTAGCCATTCCTTTATGAAGCAGTTCAATTGCTTTAAGAATCCCTTTAACTAATATATTAAATGTTAAATCTAATATTGCATTATAAGTATAATTAAATATGTTAATCATCATGGTGCCTAATCTAATGATAATATCTAACAGATTTTCACCAATCTTACCCCAATCTTCTTCCATACCTTCAAAATCGCCAGTTATGACATTAATAACAAAACTAACTACATTTCCAATCAATTCAAAAGCAGTCATGAAAAGGCCACCTATTTCTTTTAAGGTTGTTTTAACCCAATTCCTAAATCCACCCAAATCAGACATCCATAATATAGTAATTATAGAAAAGATAATTCCTAACGGTTTAAGAAGTGGTGCTAATTTTGCTATTGCACTACCAAGACTAGGAAACGCTTGGATTACACTACCCAATCCTAGAGATATCATACCAACATTAAAAAGGAAAGTACCTAAAATTGCACCAAAGATAACAAACCAACCAATAAGTGTTTTAGTCGCAGGACTCAAATTTATTATAGTTTCAAGTAAATCTAAAAGATAAGGCATAAGCAAAATTAATACTGGCAGAAATAATACTTGTAAAGTGATTCTCCATAAATCAAATATACCTAACAATTCTGCAGCAGGTCTTAACATTCCAGTAAACCATTTTTGCATTGCCATACCGAAAAACATGACACCTAACATTTCCATCCTGAATCCACGCATACCATGAGTTAACATCCTAACTCTATTTGCAAACCTACCTGCCCTAGTAAATCCTTTTTGAAATCCTTTCTCATTAACCTCTTTAAGAGTACCCATACTCATTCCAAATACCCGTCCCATTCCTGCACCAGCTACAGAAACTTGTTTAATACTATCTTTAAATTTTGGCATGAAATTAGCAGAAGTATTACCTAACGCTTGTATATTTTCATTCATGTTTGTAAACGTTGTACGAGAAACAGCATCAGTCGCAGTCAACGGTTGTTTCATCTTCCTAATGGCTTTAGTTTGATTCTCAACCTGGTTACGCATAGCTGTAAATTGAGGAGTTAAAGTACCAAAACCTTTAGTGATAGCTCTAATGTTGACTACAATATTCTGTTCTGCATCTGCCATTATTGGAATACCTCGTTAACTTGACCTTTCTTCATACCTGCAAACGACATCATGGATTGATATGCTGTATACATTATCTTTTTCTCCTTGGTTACTAACTGGTACAAATCCCATAATTCCGGAATCTTGATTTCTTTCTTGAACTGTTCTATAGGTATCCAACCGTAACACATCATAAAATCATGTCTTATCTGGATTAAGTCTGAACCGCTTAATATCTTGGATGTTGACCTTAATCTGTGTAGGGGGTTCATTTAGTTGATGCCTGTAAAGTCTTGATTTTGGTAGCTTTATCGGCCTTGAGCGGTACACTTGAATTGAGTTCCATTATCTTTGGAAGTATACCCATCATATATTTCATACCGAACTGTTTAAGTTTAATCTGTTCGTCAGGTTTAGACCAATCTTCTGGAAAACTTGATTCTAAAGTAGCGTCAATCAATTTAGATATGAGTTCTAACTCTGATTCTGATACAGATTTAAATACATCTATCATATCTTCATCTTTCTTTACACTACCAAATATTCCGCCCAACTTTAACAGTTTTGGTATATGTTCTGTGCCTAGTGGCTTTAATAAAAACTCTTCACCGTTGATCTTTAACGGTTCACCTATTCCTATATGTCTATCCCATCTTCCCATTCTTTTCACCTTTTCCTATATTTTTACCGTTTAACATACTCCTTACGGTTTTCTTATCTACATTCGAATCAGATTCTAACTTATTTATCTGTTCTGTATGATGATTTATAATATTATATATTTCATCTAAACCCGTATTAATTAACCCGAAATACATGTCTGTAAGATACTTTAAAGTCATACCATAATCTGAACAGAACTCTGAATCTGCAAGTTGTTTAAACATCTGTTTAGTCTTTTCTGGAACTCTACCTATAGTTAAATCTGGTTTTCTAATAATCCTGTCCCGTATCTTTTCAATCTGTTCATCCATCTTCTATAAAAATAAAATAAAAAAAGCGTTTATATAAACGCCGTAACGTTGGTAGTTGCTGCTGCTAATTGGGTTGTACTTGTAGACTCTTCACGCTTATTTTCTGTACCTTCCTTATTGAACGGTGCCCATTTAAATGTAACTTCTGCACTTAATGTTTTATCACCGAAATCAAGTTTATACTTTGTACAATATGCGTTTACTACTTGTACTCTATACGCCTTCTCGTTAAGTGCAGGGATACCTGAAGCTGTTGTAGGTGCACTTGGTAATGACGTTGCCCACAAAAATACTACCTTATGTGGTACTCTATATAACGAGTTCGGAACTACAATAGGATCTGTAGCATCAACAGGTGTACCTGTAGCTGTTGAATGGAACCATTGTACTCCACCAGTATTATCTTTCTTAGCAGATTGTGGAAAGATTTTGAACGTTGTACTTTCATCTGTCATTGGAATTTTCCTGACTGCACGGCCACCGTTAAGTAAAGGTCTACCTTCAATGTCACGTTCACCCCAATCAAATGCAGTTATATCTTCAGTCATTGACCAAAATTGTTGTTCTGTACCATCAAGAGAAGTAATTCCTACTATACAAAATTCATCCCATGAGTCTGGTATTGCTGTTGCCATATTTAATCATCCTCCATGATTGTTTTTATCTTTTTGATCCGTTTCGGTTCTTTCTGTTCCCATATCGTAATGTACGGATATATATACTGTTCTTTCAAATTCACACTTTCACCTTTCTTTAATACGTGTCCTACACCATCTTCATAGATTACCGTATCACTGTTCCCAATATTTGTATGTTTATATGTCATTCTTTTAACCTCCAAAACTTGCTCTTAGAGCTTTTTTAGTATTCTTTTCAGCTATTCTTCGTGTAAGTGATAATGTACGTAAATATGCAAAATGAAAAAATCTTGGTGTACCTGTCCATCTGATAGGATTACCTATTGAAGATATTGCAGGTTGACCATAAACTACCTTTTGAGGTATAGCAAAAAATCGTTGAAAACTTTTAAAACCAAAATTAAGTGTCCGGAACGGTCTGGTTCTGTTAGCAAACATGTTCTGTTTAAACGTACCAGGAACGTTACTTACTACAGTATAACCGTCTTTAGTTTTACGTTTCTGGATACCTGCAACTGTTTGGCCAGACTTATACGGTGCCATTCTTCTAGCTTGGATTTTCATATAAGTAGCTAACTCGTTTGTAGTATTTAAACCTGCTTTACGTATTTGAGTTGATAACGTTTTCATGTTATGACGGAATTTTTCTAATCCAATAACTTGTATCTTTAATACCATTATGAACTTATCTCCATCCTAGTTTCGTAACTGAGTTCGTATTCAGCTTCGTAGATTGTTTCTTGTTCAATAACGTCAGTAGTTGTATTAACTTTTATAAGGTCCATCTTCTTTAAACCGTTAATTAATAAAGGTCCCCTGACAGAAGCTGAATTAAAAGTTTCTTGTAAATCGTCACAAATTGATAATATGTCAGTTCTACCTGTACTTACCATTCCACCACCACTACTACCTTTCCTGACAGATCTTACAACTATCCTATTCTTCCATTGAACCAGTTTATGTTTACCGTCAATCGTAGGATTAATCTGTTCAAGTGTAGGTAACTCTAAAACTATGTAAGGCATGTCACTAAAGTTTAAAGCTTTATGGAACGGATCTGAATCGTAAACGAACATACGGATTTTAGCATTAGCAGGATCACGAGGATCGCCTACATTAGAACGTGTATCAATTACTTCATAAATATTATTGTATGCTTCGCTTTCAAGCGTAGATTTGTTGACCGCAGTCGATGCCATTGTTTCCTCCACAGAGTTTTATTATAAAGTGCTTATACGTGATTGTCTGAACCTTTCAATCAACATATCAATTGTATCATTATCTATACCCAAATTGCCCGGAACGAAATCGTTCCTACCTGAAGTTTGAGCTTGTCTTAGTACCATGTGCATGATATCTTTTGAAGCTATCATTAAAATTAATTTGTTTAAATCTTGAGGTAATACATCGTTACCCCAAATGTAAGTTACACGTAACCTGTTAGGAACTGTACGTGGTGGTGCACTATCATAATATGTTTGTGATACATCAGAATTAATTTGGTCTTTAAAGATATGGATTTTACCTGTATCTGGAACTAGGTCATAATCTGTGTCACGTTCTAAGACTGTCCATATAGGATCAGAACCTGCTTCAGACGTTGACATTTCAATTATTACTGGATATACTCCACCAGAAACTACAATCGAACTTACACCTGTACAATCGCCAAACGCTGTAGAATTTTTACGTGTATAAATAACTTTGTTTGTACCAAGATTAATCTTTCCACTACTTCGAAATCCGTCAGTATCAGCCACATATACGCTAGATGTACCAACAGTTGCAGTAGTAGATAACGTTGTAGATACGTCAGGATGTGGTCTATATTCAGTGAAATAGTCTCTCAAATATCTACCTTTACCAGTTTGTTTTTCGTCAGTGATATATTTCCAAGAAGGAGTTACGGCAGTACCGTTAGTCCAATAATTGTTTGTACGTTTATTAATTTCTTCAGAAGCTCGGTTAATAGATTCCTGTAATTGTGTATCAGTAACCCTTTGCTCTGTATGTGAATAAGAAGCATAAATATTATCTGTACCTACGGCAGTTGCACCTGCTGTAGTTAAAGTGATTTCACCTGAATCTTTATCAAGCGTATAATCTGTAGTTTCAGTTAAGGCAGTAAGTGAAGTTACAGTAGCACCGTATGAAAGTATATAAGTTCCTGCAATAACATAACCGTTATCTAAAAAGTATCGTGTAGCAGAACCATCGCCTTTACCTACCTCCTCTTCATCTTTATCTACACCTATTGATTTAATAGATGGTATCTTATCTTCTATACCGAGAAATCTTACTAATTCTATAGTAGTTGCATATTCGCTGTTAGCCATACCATGCACCTATTTTCTTTTCTTCCTAGACCATTTACTCATTGCTTTTGCTGCAATCTTGACATCTTTCTTATCAAATTTACCGTCACCATTTAAATCGAAGATGCTACTCTTTTTAGGTTTAGGTTTACTTTCACCTACAACTTCAACAAAACGAAGCCAGTTCGGGTTATCTTCAACATCTTGTTCAGGTACTTCTTTACCTTTCAGATACCATAAAAAGTCACATTTAGCTTTATACATTATATCTCCTCCAATTAGTTTATTAAAAAATAAAAAAAAATAAGAGTATTTCTACTCTTTTCCAAAGATAACTCTTACAACAGTATAACCTAAACCTGCTACAGATCCGTTAATGGTAACAGTATTACCACTAATTGTTGCTGTTTGTGGTGTCAATAAAGTATGTGTTCTTGACAATACTTCAGCTTTATATGCGGTTACACCTTCATACTTATCTATGGTAATTGTATCTGATCCTGCTACGCCTGTTGAATCAGGTTTACCAAGCATATAATACTTTACCATACATTCGTTCGTTAATGAGTTATCGTTGAATTCTTCCACAGTTGATTTTGTAAATGCAGTCATTTTCCATCACCTCATTTGTTCACGTTATAATACTCAAATATCCTTCGAGGTTGTTCATATACGTGAGCTAAATAAACGCTAATGTATGCTTCTTCTGCTGCACCGACTTTAGCAAGTCCTGTTAATTGTGGTGCTTTACTGATAACAATGTATTCACCTTCGAAGTCTACAACGAAAATTGTTCCTGTCTTTGCGTCCGGATCAACGATTATAGGTATTCCATCATGTGCTGGTGCACCGAAGAAACCTAAATTTGGTTCGTTCATGTATCTAATCTTTGTACCTTCAAGATTAAAGATTATGTCTCGAACTGCAGGAGTTACAACAAGTCTTAAATTACCTCTAGCTCCACCTTCAACTTCAACTTTAGCTACAGCGTGTCTGATAGCTGACGAGTTAGTTAACTCTGAACCTGGCAGTGCTGCATAAGTATCTGTTGCTGTTGCTGGAGATAATCTGTTAGTTGTACTTCTTGTTAGACCATATAAAGATGTGTTACCTGCACTATCAGATACTGCTGGGATACCGATGATTTCGTTTACACCTGCTGTATCTGCATTTTCAGTAAACAGATCTTTGTTAATGTCTTTCATTAAGTCTCGCATCTTAGCTTCAACATCTTTCATAAACAAGTCTCCAATAGCTGCTCGTGAATGATATAATGTATAATCAGATATACTTACACCGATTCGATATTCTCTTATTGGGGTTCTTAGTTTATATTTTGATACGACTTCTTTATTCACTGTTGTTACGTCTGGATCTACAGCTAAACCTGAACTTTGGTTAGTTTTTGTTCTCCATCCGTAATAATTTCCACCATCAATATGGTCCCTCTTTGGTAATGCACCAAAAAAGTTTGTTAAGTTATTGAACGTGTCAATTATTGTTGGTAAATATACGTCTGCAAATTCTACAATGCTTTGTGTATATGTTGTAGTATTAGTTGTGGTATCTAAAGTGTCTTTAGTTTCAAAGTCACTAACTACCCTCAATTCTCCTTTACCAAACAATCCATTCCACCCTTTATTTGTACACTTAACTTTCATTGTACTTCTTAAAGGGATACCTGTACTTTTTAGTTGTGAATCTATTTCTGGATGTGATTCAAAATATCTTGAAGCTGCTTCTTTATATTGCAACATATCACCCGTCTTTATAGATTCTCTCATTTCCTTTATACATAAAGGAATTTCTTTCTTATCCATCTTTGTCTCCTCCTTAGTTTGTTTGACAACTTTAGATTTAACTTTTAGATTTTCAGAAATCATTTCTTTAATTTCTTCTTTAAACTTATCTAAATCTAAAGGTTTCTCTTTCTTGTCAGGAGCGTCAACATTTTCTTCTTTCTTTTTTTCTTCAACTACTGGTTCCTCTGCAACTTCTTCAACTTTTTCTGTCACTGTTGAATCTTCTTCTTCTTTTTTTTCGACCTTTACCATTCTATTTACCTCCTTGGTTTTGTTTTCAATCTCTTTATATATTACAGCAT